ACGAAACTTGCATTGATGATGGTGAATACAAAATAAAGTTTAAAAAATGGGGTGGCTTTCACGACAAATATAAGGTGCGTTATGGTGCAGACCACTATGGCATGTTGCATGTACAAAATGTGCCAAATTTTTCGGACATACTTATCCACACAGGCAATACAGATGAGCATACATCAGGTTGTTTGTTGTTAGGTGAAACACAACAAGACTTAGATATGGGTAAAGATGGTTTTATTGGTTCAAGTAAAAACGCATATTTAAAGGCATACAAAAAAATAGCTAAAGAATTATTAATAGGCACAGAAGTTATTATAGAATACACAACTATTAATAAGCTATTTGAAAAACCATTAGAAGTTTCTTCTTCACAAGATATTGGTGTAGCAAAAGAAGTTATGGAAAAACTAGAAGAAATTAATGGTGGTGTCATACAGACACAAGCTATGTTAAGAGGTAGAATAGTAAGATAATGTTAGATAAATTTAAAAGAGCAAGAAATAAAGAGGGGAAGTTTAAGAAAGACTTGTGGTGGACACCTTGGAATGAAGCATGGGAGTACAAAATGAGTGATGACCTTAAAGATATGTTAGAGCGTACCGCTTGGACATTTATCGAGGCGTTCATTGGCGCATTAACAGTTGCACCATTAGTTGGTGTAGAAGCTGAAACACTACAGTTAGCTGCATTAGCAGGTGGTGGTGCTGCTTTAGCTGTAATTAAAACATACGCTAAAAAACAAATTACTAAGTAAATACCTTATTTGTCACTTATCCACTGTAAAATAGATATTGACAACATAGGAGGGTGTTTATCACTAAAAAAGGTATACCTGCAGAAAATAGCAACAATTATTTTAAAGCAGGTTGGAAACCTACAGTAGACTTTGACCACACAACAGGTGTAGGTGAAATTACACATGTAGGTACAGACCCAAACTACGAAAGCAAGACAGATGAGATACTTCGTAGTTGGGGATTTGACCCAAAACTATACGAAATTGATGGAATACTAAAAGTATCATCATGGAACGCACAACTTAAAGGTGGTATAGTTGAAACATTTTACGCATTTAAAGGCAGTGTAAGAAGAAAGTCTGCAAATCGTGACAAATACTTTAACTCACTGTTTAAACATGCTGTAAAAAAGCCGCCATTACCTAAGCATAAATTATTTGGTGGTGATACTGCCTTCTTTTTTTTCATGTCTGATTGGCAATTAGGCAAAGATGACTTTGGTGTAGAAAATACAATCAAAAGATATGACATAGCACTGCAAGATGCACTTGCTTTGTTAAAAAACTACAGGAAAATAGGTTATCAAATAGATGAAATATACTTAGTAGGAATGGGTGACCTCACAGAAAACTGTACAAAATTTTTCTACGACAGTCAACCTTACAATGTTTCTTTAAATCTCATGGAACAATACAGCCTAGCTAGGGCAATGATGTTTAAAACTGTAGAAACATTTCTACCTCATGCAGACAAAATTGTGCTGACAGGTGTTCCAGGTAATCATGGTGAAATGACAAGAAGTGCAAAAGGTCAAGTATCAACAAGCAGGTTAGATAACTCAGACACCATGCACATAGAAATTATGAAAGAAATCTTTGATGCAAATCCTGATAGATATAAAAAAGTTGAGGTAATAATACCTGATGATTATCATCTTACGCTTGTGGTCAAAGAAAAACAGATATCTTTTACACATGGACACATGACAAATGGCGGTGGAAATGCAGAAGCAAAAATAGAAAAGTGGTGGAAAGGTCAGATGTATGGGTTTCTTCCTAGTGCAAACTCAAACATACTCGTAACTGCACACTATCATCACTTTCGTGCAAAACAACAAGGCGATAGACAGTGGTTTCAATGCCCAAGTTTAGATAAGAGTTTAGATTTTACAGCTAGGACAGGCTTGTGGTCACACCCCGGAGTATTAACACTACTTGTTAATGACAGGGGTGCATCATTCCCTGTCATTGTTTAAACAAGCTGTAGCCAATTCTTCTATAGGTAGTAATATGCCTTTAGAATTATTGTCATCACCACCGACAACATCTCTGTCTGTGCCTACATACTTTCTACATAGGTCTTTTAATACAGCCACAGGGATAATGTAAGTCATTACAGGTTTATTATCTCTTACTAACATCAAAGCCCAATACTCTGCTTCAGTCACAGATAAGCCACTTTTTGTACCTTTGTACTCGTATTCTACAAAATGATTACCTGTTTTTTCCCACAGGTGTCGCTCACTTTTGACTTCAATCTTAGTGCCTATAAAGAACTCACTTAATTTTTGTTCCATCTCTAAACCTTTGGCTAGGTCTAAATCAAATTTATTATTACTGCTCATACCAACAATCTTTACTACTATTCCAATGATGAGAACCGCTATTGTAATATAACCAACTTGCAGTTTTAATATTCACGCTTGGGGTCTTACGATTACCTTTAATGTTTAATTTATTTTTAAGCCAAAGCCATGTGCTGTCCCAAAATTGAAACAACCCAACATCAGTTGAGTTATCTCTGTTTATATTAACAGCATTTGGTCTGCCACTGCTCTCACAATAAATAATAAGTAGTGCTTCTCTTACATCTTCTTTTTTAAAATAAAGGCTGACACTTTCCTCCCATTCAATAACATTCAAAATTTTTTCATTATTGTTTAAACAGGAAGCATAAACCTTTATTTCATTTAGTGTTTCTTGTGTTGGCGTTGCACATAGTATCAACGAACTCAATACAACGCCAAACATTAGAACTCCTTACCGCTACTTTCTTCGTTTTTAAATGTTTTTTTAAGTAAGTTTCTAAATCTATTTACTTCATTCAATCTCTGTGTTTCAAGTTTTTTCATTATTTCGTGTAACTCACCTATCATAAGTGTAGCCTCAAACTTGTCCTCACTGTTGACAAAAGTAAAATCAACCTTGTATAAATCTACCCAACTAAGATATATCTCACCATAAACACTAGGCAATGTAAAAGACATACCGCCTCTTTCTTTGTCTAATCTTTTAGCTAACCAATCACTGCTATCAATTTCTAGTTCAGTAAATATACCAACTAAACCATTGAAGCCATAATCTGTTTCGTTTTTTTTAGGTTTACTATCATTATTAGAATGGGATTTCATCTTGCTTTCCTCCACTGTATTTCCTTTCTTCAGCAGTAGTGATAATTGCATTGCACCTCACATCTGACTTGTAATAGGTCTTCTCATCTATTTGTTTAAACAAAAAGACACACATTTCATTATTTTGCGTGTCAATTACTACAGGTCTTTCATTTTGTTTTGGGCATTGCAAACCCTCGACAACTAACTTGCATTTTCTATCTAAAGGTGCGGCTTTATCAAAATCGTAATTAGGATAACGCACCTTTAATTTTTCTTTAAGTTTTTCTATGTTGATATTTGTTTGTTCTAAAGCCATGTACTAGGAACTTCTTTTTCGCCTTTAGAACCAATGTAACCTCCCCAACCACAACCACCTGCGTTGTTCCAATTAGTACAGGTGAAGTCAGGTATGCCACCAAACTTCGTTGAGTTATCAGCTTTCTTTTGTCTGTTATCCTCTATGTTGTCAGTTTTTTTACATTGTGGGCATACTTTTGCGTGGCTCTTAACCTCGCCAAAAACATCTTCTACAATCTCTTTGTCGCTAGGTTCTTCTACAACAATTTTATTTTTGTCTTGTGCTTGTGCTTGATAAAACAAATCTAAAAAGTTATCTAATTCAAAACTTGTCCATTTTCCCATGTCTGTTTCATTTGTTTGTTTAAACAAGTTCCATGCCTCTAGCTTGTACTTGCCTCTAAGTTCACTATCCTCTTCTGCGTGTTGCAATTCGTTAGTAATTCTTGTTAAATAATCTTCTTTTGTAGTTTCCTTAACAATTTCTTTTGAAGAATTATCTAATTGTTTTATTACTTTTTTTGTTTCTTCTTCGGCATAATGTTCTTCTTCTGTGCTCTCACCCACCCATAGATGAAGCCCAAGTCCAAACCTCATGCAACATCTTTTAATGCTGTCGCTAACTGCAAGTTTAAGAACTTCGCTTTCAGTATTGTTTTCAAGTTGATACTTACTTACATCACCAACCTCTTCTACAACACCTAATCCCTCTATTTCAAGTCTGCCTTTAGCACCGACAATAGCATTGTCTTTGCCTCGTATTTCATCAAAAGTAAAGTTGTATTTGCCTCCAATGACTTCTACTAATCTCTTAGTGTACAAGTGATGGGGAACATATTCGCCAAACTTACCCTTTGGCGCAGGTCTTACATCTTTCTTGTCAAAGTCTTTTATTAATTTCTTGTGTGTTTCTTTATCCATTTGCTCTTTCCTTTTCTATAATTTTGTAAACCCTTTGTCTACTTATATTTAAAACATCTGCAATTTCCTGTACTCTGAACCCACTGTTTAAACAAGCAGCAATAGCTTTGCTACGATTGGCAATACAAACATCTAAGTTTGCTTTGCTTCTCTCATACAATTCTTGTGATTGTTTTAATACTCTAATTTCTTTGTGCGACATTATTCTTTCACCTCCTCATATTTTGATGATAAAACTTTATGACCTTTCATATTGTTTATGTACATAATTAAAAAACTTACTGCACCCTCGCCTTGTCTTACCAAGTTTTTAGTGTCAATTTCTATGCCCAAAGTTAATTTCATCTTAGGCAATGTTTATCCTTTCTTGATATATTTCCACAGGCAATGATGTTTCGTATGCCGAAACTTGTATGCTAGGCATTACTTTTTTGAAAGTAATAAGTTTTGTAGTTGTATTGTTAAAGACTTCTAGTTGTTTAAACTGTGCCTTTGCAATGTCATTTATTTCTATGCTGATAGGATTTTCATCTATAATCTTATCTTCATCAGCGTTGTACTTATACAAAAACGATATAAGACTTCCTACTTCTAAATTATGAAATCCTCTTGCGTTTTTGTTTGACTTTCCTACTGCCATTATTCCTCCTCTAATTCTTTAGCAACTTTTATTGTGTTCTCGTTATGGTCTTTAACAAACTCATCTAACAACTCTCTAATTCTTTGCGGATTTGTTTTTTTAAGGTGGATTGTTTTTTCTACTACTTGTCCACCACAAGCATTAGCTAACTTGATAGCCCATGCTTTAAGCAGCTTTGGCTCATCAAATATATTAGGCATATTTTTCCTCCCTTTACCTATTGTTGTGTTTAACTGTTTATTGGTTCTAATTCGTATAAAGAAACAATAAAGTAGTTAGAACCTGTATCTTTTAACTCTCTAACTTTTTGCTTTGCTTCCTCTTTAGTTGTAAACTTCCATGAGAAAACACTGCTGTCAAAGATTGATACACTCTTAACTAAGTATTTCATACCCACTATGGTAACAGGTATTGAATTATACAACAAGTATTTACTACGATTTCACTGTTTGTTTAAACAACCTGTCTTTCTTGTTCTAATTTAATATACTTATCAATTAACTTTATAAAACTTTTTACTGCGCTTAACTCGACATCAAGTTCTTTTGTTTCACTGTCAATTTGGTGTTGTTGACTAGCAACAATCTTTTTAAAACCAATTAATTCTGCCTCCCATTTTTTTACTGCTATTCGTAAAACTTTTAGCATTGTCATCTTTCCACCTCCTATTAATTAATAACCATGAAAGCCCTGTTAGGATTACCACTAAAATAATCCAATACCACCCATAGTTCATTTAAATTGCCCAATCTTTAATATATGATTTATGTTTTCTTTTAACTAATCCACAGTCACAATTTGCAGAAAAGATTGTATTATCTTTTTTTTTAAGAAATGCAATAATTTTTCTTAAATCATTAATACCGCTTGTATGTGTACAAATTTCTTCTTCTTTATCTAAGAGTTCTTTAACATATTGAGTGTTACTCATTATTCCTCCCTCGCTTGTGGTCCGCTTGTGGTCCGCTTGTGGTTTATATTTTTGTGTACAGCTACCACTATAGTCGTAGATATTTATATAGTTAATAGATATTTACCATAATGGTAGCTGTTTAAACAGCTATCTACTTTCAGTCGGTCAGCAACAGGGCTGTATTTTTACTCACCTCTTACTTATAGATAGCTTGTAACACACAGATACGAGTATCTCACTAAGTTCCGATACTGTTGAATTACTCTATGTGCTACAAGCTACTTATACTTCATAATATTTTTACGAGTAACTTAGTGTTTGATTGCAATTAAGCCTTTTCAAGCTCTGTTCTTTGCAGGTAGTTTCTTTTGCGATACTTTGGAATGAGGCAGTAGACTATTAGTAAGTATTCAGCGCCATTGGATAAATACAAACCTCACTAAAGCGTTCATCAGGTAGTTTCGATAAGCGACTATGAACAAGTACGAACCACTAAGCTACTCATAAAAATACTATTTATGCTCTTTGTTTAAACAAAGCGAAGGGGATAGTCGAGGCACCAACTATCCCAATCGCTATACATTAATTATGTGTTTTGACTTTCAGGCACAAAACCATAAAAAAAACCTTTCATGTAGATTTCTTTGTTGTCTTGTAGCCAACTAGCGACATCATTAGGAACTAACTCACATAATTGTTTGACACTAGCCATGTTGATTAAGCCACTTTCTCTAACACTAGAGATAGCCTCATACACATTATCAGGGATAACCAACTTACCCTCTGCTGTTTCGGTAGCCATTTGTCCTCCTTTATAGTTACCACAATGCTGTTTGTTTAAACAAACAGCACTAGCTAACTACTTATAGTTCTACACCTTCCTTGTTAAATGTTTTATCTATACTAGGAACATATAATATTCCATCTTCTTTTAATAAAGATAATGTATTTTTAAACCACTCATCATTTCTTTTATGTTCAAGTTCGCTTAATGTTTTATAATATTTTTTGCTCCATGACATTTTTGCCTCCTTTAGATTATTTTTTAAGTTCTTTGATTATTTCTAATGCTTCTTTTTTATTAGGATTTATGTTATACATATCCCACTCTACAATTTCTTGCAATCTGTTTAGCTTTTCATTCATATCAACTCCTTACCTTGTGTTAGTAATTACCTTGTTGTAACTACTATAAACCCCGCTGTTTAAACAACGAGGTCTAACTAATTACAATTAGTATGGTGATGGGTATGGCGGTTGTTCAGTCGCAAACAAGTCATTATAATCTTGCTTGGATAGAACACGCTTTGCCTCCTCTAAAGTAAGAAAGTGTTTATCTTTTGGATTACCGCAATCGATATCCTCCATAGATATTCCAAAGTTGTGATTAGATACAGTGGCACTGTTTAATAATCTAATATCTCTAAAGGTCTGTTCATCAGTTAGACCTGCTCTTTGAACTTTGATACTTTCTTCTATATATCTAGTATCTACATTGATACCTAGTTTGCCATTAAGTGAACGCCACTGCTGTAACGCATGGTCATTACTCTCTGCCGCAACTATATGTACATCAATAAAATGACTAAATACACATTTAGCTTGAACTACATATTGTTCTACCATCTAATGCCTCCTTAATATTGTGATGATATTTATCTGTTGATAAATATCGTTGAACGCTCATTGTTTAAACAAGCGCTCTACGATATCTATTGATAATCTTTGCGCAATTTTAGTGGTAAGTCTACAACTGTAGAAGAACCACAAGCCATACAACGAAAGTTATCGCCAACTTTCTTGTATACTGCCATAGATACACGACTGATTAAGCCAAAACCCTGCGCAATAGATTTGTCACTAGCACCTATACAAGCCTCTGCACCTGTACATTTAACTGCAACTGTAGTTGAGCCAACACCCTCTTTTTGCTTGATAGCATAATGAGGAAGTAAGCCTAACTTTTTGATGAAGTCTTGTATAAGTAGAGTAAACTGCGGTCCTGCAACGGTCGCTGTAGGAATACCATCCGCACCTAGATAATCTATAATGATTTTCTTAAAGCGGTGACCATGTCCTGTGCCAACAGGCAGCACTGCATGAGTTACCTCATGTGCAACTATCTGCGCAGTTTCGATACTTTGGGCAAGTGAAGTGCCTGTGCGAGTAGGGCAGATGAAGATTTCTCTAACATTGCCTTCGCTGTGTTCTTCATAATGACATACGCCAATAGCTTTGGCTTTACCTTTTGGCATAAAGCCGATAGATAATTTAATGACATCACGAGCAACTTCGCATACAAACTCTTTGCTTATTTCATTATAGATAAAATCTGCAACCTTGTTAAGCCATTCTTCACGATTACCTTTGAAGAAATGAATTTCTTCTTGTGTATCTGTACTAGATTTTTGTTTTGTTTCCATTGTGTTTGCCTCCTATATATTTATTGTACACTCATAAAAATTATAAGTGTATCTATCTACTCACTATTTGTTTAAACAGTGAGTAGTTAGATATTTAATTAACCTCTTTTATTATATTTATAGATTTAGTTATAGATTTACTAAATTCATCTTCATAATAAAAAGGATGTTGAACTGATTGAAGAACTTCATCAATTAATGAGGTTATCTCATCATATGACCTATTCTCAAACAAAGATAAACATTTACCAAATAAAACAAAGTCTTGCTTATGAACATATTTTTCAAAGTCAACAGTAAAAGTATCGTTTAAATTTGTCATTGTGTTGTGTGCAATGTTTACAAAATCATTCCATACATTTGCCTGACCTGGCGTACCATTCAAAGACCAATCATAAGCTTTTCTTAGTATTTCTAATTCTATCCATCTTTTCATTTTGCCTCCTATAATTTGCTTTATAAATAGCTTGATGCACACCCTCAATGTGTATCAAGCTACCTATTAATCCATACTGACTTGAAACTTTTAGTCATTACAACTTCAATTCCAATATGGTTCTGAATTAATAAATAGCCTTAAATATAAGGCATAAATAGAATATGCGTACAGTCTCCTTTGTTTCTGTAAATATCCAATCTAAATCAATAATGTCAATTTTTTCGCTAGTGTTGTTGTTTTATGTCTTTCGACCAATCTTCGTTAGAAGTAGAGTTCTTACCGATTACACCCGGTCATTCTCTATGGGGTTTAGCGCCTGTATTTAGTATTTAGTTGAACAGCGCCTTGCCTGTACTTGCCTTGAACACTTTCTTAGGCTTTTTTAAGTAGATGTCTAAGTCCATCTCTATTGTGTTACTACTAACCTTAGGGGGATTTGAAATTTATGCCAACTTATGTTGACATATTTCTGAAAAAATATACTTAGTAAAAGCCTATAAACATTGACTATTACAGGTGCATGAAGAATTATTTATTTTTTTTTGAAATAATCTTTAATTTGCGGTGACATTTCTTAGGCGTAACTTTCTGCGCCTAAGATTTTTTTGGTGCTGCTGTTAGATTTGAAAAGAATAATAATGTGCTGATATCAATGTTAGTGTACCCTCTGCCTGTTTGTGTTTAAACAACTACCAAATACAGCCAAACTGTACCCACAATATGATGTAGCACTATATATAGTGTGCATACTTACACAACACAATATATGGGCTTGGTGCCAACAAACACAAGGGCTTGGGGTAGGGTTTAATGTGCGTGGGCGCTCTTTTTATGTGTGTGTTCTTTAAAAATATGCTGTTAACTAGGCAGTAAAATAGCCACCTAAAGTGCTTGTTTAAACACTTATAGTGATTATCTAAAATAAGTAGAAACTAGACACAACTAACCCTGTGTCATCCCTCCCAACCGATAACAAATCTGTTTATGACTTATTGTAAATATATGAAGTAATAGCCTCTAACGCTAGTTACTATGGTCAGGCAAATCCACTTTATTGAAGTTTTTATCTGATAAATCTTTCCTAGTGCCTGAAATCTATCATGTTTGTTTAAACACTATACCATAAAATATTTTTTTGTGGGGATTTCCTTACCAAGTAAAGGAGGAAACCAAAGTAAAAAAATCCCTATCTTATTTTACAGATATGTTATAGTGGATGTTAGGAATATTCATTTTCCTTTCAAGGACATGTTTAGCCCTTTCTATTGTGTATACGAAATGGGTGTGACAGGCAACTGCTACACCCATTAGTATTGTCAAAAAAATTTTTTTTACACCTACTTTCTGCTATAATAAATATGCTTTTAGAAAGTCTAAAAGTATCGTGTATGAGGATATACGATTAGAAAAGAAAGTATGCTTTTCATCATATAGCATTTGTGATTATGTGATTGAGTAAGTTTATTTCTTTTTCTTTCATAGAGTAGCGTAGGTGCGAGGACCTACAGAGGCTAAGGAAAAGGGTTGCACGACCTGCCCAAAGTGATGGCAAAACAACTGCTTACCTACTCGCAAACAGTATTGGACATGCTGTACGAACAGAACTCCACTTCGGTGGAGTTTTGTGTTATAGTAATAAGAAGCAACTATGGGAGATAAAAATGCCAATGAGCAAAAAAGGCAAAAAGAAAAGATACTCTAGCAAACGCAAGAGTAAAAGAATGGGTTACTAATGTTATCACCTAAACAAAAAAAAATTGCTAAACTAGCAAAACCTTTTGATAAAATTACAGGTGAAGATTTTAAAAAACTCAGAGATAACAAAAGAAGAAAAAAACAATAATGAAGGTAAAAGGTGTAGATGTTTCTAAGTTGACTAAAAGACAACAAGAAACCATGAAAAAACATTCTAAGCATCATAGTAAAAAACATATTCAATATATGTACAACTCTATGCGTAGAGGTGCTAGTTTTACAAAAGCACATAAAAATGCACAAAAAAAAGTTGGCAAGTAATGGCAACCTACCAAGGAAAAACAGTTACGCTTAATAAACCTTCTAGGATTACTAAAGGTGAACCTGGTCATGGTAGAAAAAAATTTAAGGTTTATGTTAAGGATGGTAAGAAAGTAAAAAAGGTTATGTTTGGTGACCCTAACATGGAAATACGAAAAGATAACCCTGAAGCTAGAAAATCATTTAGAGCAAGACATAAATGTGATACAGCAACAGATAAAACATCTGCAAGATATTGGTCTTGCAAGATGTGGTAAAGGAGATAAAATGGCAAAAAAACCTGCAAGAAAACCTATTAATGCAAAAACCAAAAAGGCTTTACAAGCAAAAGCCGCAAAAAGCAAATATACCTATGGGCAATTAGCACAAGTATATAGGCGTGGACAAGGTGCATATTTATCTAGTGGTAGTAAATCAGCTAGTATGGCAGCTTGGGCTATGGGTAGAGTAAATAGTTTTATAAGAGGTGGACATTCACAAGATAATGACATTAAAAGAAAAAAGAAATAATGCCAAAAAGAAAAGTAAAATATGAAAAAGGAGTACCTTCTAAATACTTACAGAATAAAAAAAATTCAAAGGCTTCTGTTGCTCGTGAGATTAAGGCGACTGCAAAAGCTTATAAAGAAGGTAAATACATAGATTTAAAAGCTGTGCAGAAATCAAGAGCTGTTAAGAAAAAACGCAGGAGATAATTGATGGCTAGACAAGTTAGTTGGATGTGGGGTGGTAAAAGACATTATGGTACTCTTATAAGAGAAACCAAAACTCATAAATTTGCTAGAACTAAAAATGGCAAAATTAAAAAAATAAAAAAATAATTGAAGATAACCTGTCCTGTTTGTCAGGAATACTTACAGGTGGTCAAGCTTAAATTAAAATGTAAAAATAAGAAATGTAAAAATTATGACAAAAACTAAACTCTGTTTCGCAAAAGGTTGTCATAATATTTTACGACCACCAAAGAAAAAATTTTGTTCTTCTAAATGTTCTAAAAGTTATCATAACGCTGTATATCATGCTAAGAAAAAAGGTGCTGTATATGAAATTGACCATGATGGTAAACCTGTAGCAGAGGGCAATGTACAAAAACGCAGAGGCAAAGTTTACGAACAGTTAATAGAAAAAAATCTAGGACCTTTAATTTTAAAAGGTGACATGCTAAAACAAGATGCTGCTGCTCTACTAGGTTGTACAAAAGCCGCACTAAGTTATGCTTACGCTGCTTGGGTAGAGGATATGGAAACAAAAGCAAAAGCAGAAAATTGGACCATACCTGCAAAAGCAGAAAAGTCACTAAATAATTTCAAACAATTTAGAGATAGATATTTTTTAACAGAAACAGGAGAACCTTACGAAACACCTGAATTTCACATTAGGTGGATAAAATCTATTTTAGAAGCTATAGAACATGGCGACCAACAAATGATACTGTCACCACCTAGACATGGTAAAACAGATTTGCTTATACATTTTGCTGTGTGGTTAATTATAAAAAATCCTAATGTTCGTATTTTATGGGTAGGCGGTAACGAAGAGATTGCTAAAAATGCAGTAAGCTCTGTAATTGACCAATTAGAAAATAACGAAAAACTTATAGAAGAACTATGTCCTCCTGGAAAAACTTTTAAACCTACAAGTCGTACAGGTAAAGCATGGTCACAAAATGGTTTTACTGTTGGCACTAGAACAGTTACAGGTATTAAATCACCTACTATGGTAGGTATTGGTCGTGGTGGTAAAATATTATCAAGAGATTGCGACATTATTATTGGTGATGACCTAGAAGACCATTCATCTACTATGCAACCTGCATCAAGAGAAAATACTAGAAATTGGTGGACTACAACACTATCAAGTCGTAAAGAAGAACATACAGCAATAATCGTAATTGGTTCTAGGCAACATTATGATGACTTGTATTCTCATTTGTTAGATAACGAAAGTTGGAAAACATTGGTTGAAGAAGCACACGACACATCTTGCAACATTGCAGATTGGGATGAAAAAGCACATACAGAGTGTATGTTGTGGACAGGTAAGCGAACTTATAAGTGGTTGATGGACAGAAAACGAGCAGCAGAAACTACAGGTGGTAGAGCAATATACGAAATGGTATATCTTAATGTCGCTATGCCTGATGGACTTGCTTTGTTTGAGCGTGAAGAAATAGAACAGTGTCGTGACCAAAGTAGAGCAATAGGTGACATACCAATTAATGTAAGACTTATAGCAGGACTTGACCCTGCATCTACAGGTTATCAAGCTGCAGTATTGTGGGGTTACAATACCGAAACAGGCACATTGTTTTTAATAGATATAGAAAACAATTTAGGTGGTGGAATACCACAAGCATTACAAATAATTAAAAAATGGTGGACAGAGTACAACTGTAGTCATTGGGTTATAGAAGAAAATGGTTTTCAAAAAGCTATACGACAAGATGTATCTATAAAAGATTTTGCAAATAGACATGGCGTATTTTTAGAGGGACACGAAACACGAAATCAAAAGTTTGACCCATTGTTTGGTGTGACAGCTATGCGACCAATGTTTGCTGATAAACTAATAAATTTACCTTATAGTGGATTTGAAGCACAAGAAAAGATAAACTTATATACAAGTCAGTTGGTTTATTTTAGTTCTGCTAGAAACAAAAGCAAAAGCGTAGGAACTAAAACAGATATTGTTATGGCTAGTTGGTTTCCAATGAGAGCAATTAGGCGTATGCAAAAAGAACGCTTTGCAGAACTTGGATATGATTACAATCCTAGTTTTTCTGACTATAATCCTAGTAATATAGATTATGATAATTGGAGATAAATGCTTTTAGATAGCAAAAAATTGTACGACCAAATAGATTACCTTAGAGTAATAAATAAAGACCAAATGATTGATAGAAGTCGTATTCGTGACATTATGAATGGTGGAGAAGCTGCAGTCAAAGCATTGCTAGGCAATCAAGTAAATGTAGAATATCACGAGTTACCTGCCCCTAATTTATTTTTGACAGCACTAGAAAGATTTGCACAAAAATTAGGCAGAAGTCCTGACATCAAAGTAGATATAATAAATGAAAAAGACAGTGAAAGAGCAAGAAAAAAATCTGAAAAACTAGAGCGTATAGTCGTAAGTTATGACAAATATCAAAAGTTAAACAAACAATTACCACAAGTTGGTAGATGGCTTCCTGGATATGGTTTTGTTGTGTGGACAATAGGACACAAAAGAGATAAAAATGGTTCTCCATATCCTTACGCAGAACTTCGTGACCCTTTTACTTGTTACCCTGGAACTTTCGGCAATGACCAACAACCAAAAGAATTAGCAATAATTAGTCGTGTACCACACACTATATTGGCTGAACAATATCCTGAAGCAAAAGAATTTATTTATGCTCAAGAAGAAAACGACAGTGGTTTTCAAAATCCATACTCTGCTTTATACGATAGTTCAGATAGAGCAGGTAGTTGGGCTAACTCAACAGGACATGGCAAAGTAGTTGTTGAGTATAGGGATGGCGAAGGAACATATATATTTTTACCTGAAAATAAAAAAATAATAGACTTTATGCCTAATGTATTAAAATCAGGTCCATGTTTTGTTGTTGCAAAAAGATATTCATTTGACCAAATGCAATCACAGTTTCAACATATTACAGGTCTTATGGCTAACATGGCAAAAATTAACATACTAGGAACTATTGCTATGGAAGATGCAGTGTTTACAGAAACAAACATTGTTGGTGAAATAGAAAGCGGTAAATATCGTAAAGGTAGATTTGCAGTTAACTATTTGACACCTGGTTCACAAGTATCAAAACCTGTAAACAATTTACCTTATCAATTATTTCAACAAGTAGATAGGTTAGAAAGACACCTTAGACTAGGTGCAGCTTATCCTGTATCTGATGATGGACAATCTCCTAATGCTTTTGTTACAGGAAGAGGATTAGAAGAACTAGGTCAATCTGCATCATTGCATGTAAGAGAGTATCAAACTGTATTAGGAGATGCTCTTGAAGAATTAGATGCGAAAAGACTAGAGTATGATGAAGCAATGTTTGGAGCGACAAGAAAACCACTTGCAGGATTTCATAAAGGAACATCTTACAAAGAAACTTACACGCCTAACTCTGATATATCTGAAGTGTACACAACACGCAGAGTGTATGGTGTTATGGCAGGTTTTGATGAACCACAGAAAATAATTACAGGTTTACAACTTTATCAACAGGGAATTATTGACAAGCAGACATTGCAAGAAAATATGGATGGGTTAGAAAATATATCAAAAATACAAAATCGTGTCAATAAAGAAAGAGCTGAAACTGTATTGTTTGAAACTCTTATGGCACAAGCAGCACAAGGTGACCAAAAGGCATTAATTGCTGCTATAGAGATAAGAAAAAATCCTCAAAGAATGTCTGAAATATTAGATAAATACTATACTGCAGAAGGTGAAGAACCTAGTGAAGAAGAACTAGCTTTACTAAATGCACAAACGCAACAAGCAGGTGCTGTACCTCAAGGACCACCACCTGGATTAGCACAAGTGTTATCACAAGTAGCACAACAGGGAGGACAATAATGCCTGAACCATCAGACAAAATGCGTGAAACTAATGTTAAGTTTTATGACATTATTAATTCAGAAGATTGGGATTTAGACAATATAGAAGTAGAACCAAAAATAGATGATAGTTTTACACCTCCAATTATGCAATATTGGATGCCTACACCACACCCTAAAGTATTTATTCGTGTAGATTTTACTATTGAAGATGCTGCAGAAAACGAAAGACTAAAAGATTTTTTAGGAGGGCTTGATGATTTCTTTAATGATGAGGGATATTATGGTTAGAAAACCAAAGGCATTAAAACAAGTTACTGATGGCAAACCTGACCCTGCTTTTCAAGATTTATACATACCAAGACAAAAAGGCGACCCAACAGGACAATCTAAAATAATTAACGACCAAGAAGATGCTCTTAATTATGAACTGCCTACAGTAGCAGGGGAACAAGTACAGCAAAATGCAACTAGAACAGCTAGTCCTATATCATTAGGGCAACCTACAAGGTTTCAAAGTGAGCCAAATACAGCAGGAATATCACAAGGACCTGGCGTAGGAAGAATAGGAACAAGTCCTATGGCAACAGATTTAGATGCTTATTTACAAGGATTATTTAGCAAATTTAATGACCCTGTAATTTTAGAGTTGATAGAACAAAAAAATGCTGTGCCTGTACAGGAGAAGCCACAAACTAGGTTAAGATAATGCGTAGATATTCTTTGCGTTATTCTTTAGATGATTTAAAAAGACAGGCTGCACAAGAAACATTTAATCGTGCAAGTTCTTTTGACAAAGGTGTTAAAGAAACAAATCCTGATTTAGTTCAAAATATTTCTAATCTTACAAAAGCATATCCTACAATTCCTAAAGAAATTTTGCCTTATATGGCATTAAGTGGCACTACTGCAGAAGATGAAATTGCTTTGCAGGTAGCAAATAGAGCAGCATCCATTATAGCAAACAAAAACACACAAGACCTTGTAACAGATGTGAACTTTTTTAAACGAGGTGTACAAATGGGTTTTTTAGGGTTAGATGCTGTATTTCAAAATATATCAAGGGGTTTTAAGTCTGCAGTTGTAGCAGCACAAAAAACAGGAAAGTTTGTACCTGGAGTTGTAGCTAATGCAACATTAGGAGGATTGTATGAAACATTTAGACCACAAGTAGAAGGTGAGGAAGGTAGTTCTACAGCTAGATACTTAAATAACATATATGGCGGTGGTGTAGGGGATGTGTTTAAACAGACACGAGATAGATATGGAAAAAATGAGTTTCGTTTAGCTTTAGAACAAACTAGAGATAATAAACCATTAAATTTAGGAAAAGGATTTTTGCCTAAATCTTTAGACCCAAAAGAAACACAAGTGTACTTAGATATGCGTAGAGCAGGTAGAAGTGAAAAAGAAGCATTAAGTAGAGCCATAGAAGTTTATGGACTTCCTGTTACACAGTTGTACGACATAAGAGAAGATGCTTTTAAATACGAAGCCAAAGATGGCACAAAAGTAAATATATCACCAGGTCGAATAGCAGCAGTGCAAGTTTTTGAACCTGGTTCTGCAGGATTTAATGTTGTATCAGGAGTTATTGATGGTGTATTTAGACTTGCAGGTGACCCAACAAACTTGGCGTTGATGTATGGTGCAGGTGTAAAGACAGCAATGAGAACTATGGTACAAGCCAATAAACAATCTAAAAATGCTGCTACATTCTTTAAATCTTTTGCTCCTGGTAAAACAGGAAAATTTAATCGTGCTGCTTTTTATGGAAGGACAGTAGATGATGTAAGAAACACAGGTTGGGGTCAAAAGTTTGGTGAAGCTATTGCAAAATTAAAAGGTGATGAAGGTAGAGCATTTTTAGATGACATTAAAGAATTTGACAATGTTCCTGCATCTGTAAAAGAAGTATTGTTACATGTTGATGATGCTGATGATGTATGGAACATATTAGACATAGTTGCTAAAAATGGTAATTTAACAGGCAAAGAGTTTGACAACATGTTTAATTTAATTAAAAAATATGTAAATGATGATGTTGCTGCAAACCTAGACAGAGTTAGAGAAGCAAGTGTAGAAAACATTGCTTTTGGTTTAAATAACATTCCTGCAAGACCTACAGCTATGGGTGAACTATTTAATTATGCTAACAAACTTATGATAGGAGCAAGTACAGATGTTGCACCTATGAGAAAGTTTGCAGGTTTATTATTATCTAAAGATGACCCTGCAAGAGGATTGTTAGGCACAGGCACACAAATAGCTAGAAGTCAATTCTTTCCACGACATGTAAAAAGAGCAATGCAACTTAGACCTGAAACAACAATGGTTATAGATGATTTAGAAGCAGCATCAAGAAATGCTAATGATATGCTTAAATTATCTTTCTCTAGTGCTAAAGAAAGAGGTTATTACTCTCGATTAGTTTTGACTGCTACATCACAAAAAGATTTAGAAGAAATTGCATATCAAATAAACCAAGCAATAGCTAAAAATGTTGCAGATTACAACCCTAACTTAAAAGTAGATGTTGAAGATATAATTAAACAACAAGAAAGCTATAACGCACAAATGAACGAATTAAGAGATTTCTTTGGTAACTCTGCAGGTGGTTCTATTGCTTTTAATGGTACACAGATTAAAAAAAGATACAAAAAATTAATTAAAGATGTAGAGGAACATTTTAAAGCTACAGGTGTTGAAGTTAATCCTGATGATGTAGAAAAATATATATTTGAAGCAGTGCCAAGTATGCACCTATTATCACAAGCATCTAAATCTTACATGGCACAACTTATAGACCCAAGAGATGTAATACAAGCTACAAGAGCGCATCAAACATTAATTGGTCCTGCAGAAAAAAGACTTACTACATTGTTTGACAATTTAAATATATTTAATGAAAATGCTGCGGACATGAAATGGGCAGATAGATTAAAAATACCTAGAAAAGCATTTGTTGGAGGTTATTCATCAAATCGATTGACATTAAAACCAAAAACAATGTTAGATACACTACTTGATGAAGCACAGAATAAAATATTAAAACCTTTTTGGATGTTTAGATTAGCACTACTTATGCGTATTGCACCTGAAGAAGCAGCTAGAGCGGCATTTGGCGGATATGTCAATGCGTGGTCACATCCACTACAAAGATTAGCTATGGTATCTAATAAATATTTAAACTTTGTTGGTGATGTAAAGCGTGAAGATAAGATATTCCAATTACGCAACAACTTAGGTAACATTGTATTTACAGGTCACATGGGTCCTGATGACTACAAAAAATTAGCTGAAATGATAGATGAAAAAACACTTAAAAATTTTTTAGCTATTGAATACCCACAGATAGAAAAATTAGTTAAATCTTATATGCTAGAAACAAGTTATACAGGTCAAGTATCTGATTACATGATTAATGCTGCAATTAACAATGTCAATCTTAAAACATTTGTTAGAGAAGCAGTACAGGAAAGTAAATTGTCTGTAAGCAGTAAAGAAATAAACGCTAAAGCAAAAGGAACAGTAGTTGGCTTTGATAATAAAACAGAGTACGCATCTATGGGTGAAGCGTTAGTAGAAGGTGGAGGTTTTAGCATTGATTTAGATGCAGCAAAATTCCTAGACATGAAAAAAAGAGTGCCTTCTGATGCAGAGGTATTTGTTTCTCCATACAAAGAATTTGAGTTTCCTTTAGGAACTGCTGCTGAAGTACGAGAAAAAGCAGCTAAAGTAAACATGACACCAATAGAGTGGGTAGATAGTCAAATAGACAATTTATTTTTTACAGATGAAACTGTAGGTTTATTAAGCAAAGATGGTCATGTCTTAGGTGCGTACATAGATGATGATGGTATTTTAATGTTAGATGTTTCTGTAGGATTAAGTGGAGAGAACGCTATAGACAACGCAGTGTTTATGGGTATCAATGCTTTTCAAGAAAGTATTTATGTAGGTCAACCGGGCAGACAAGCTGCTGTACAAGCAGGATATGGCAATGTAATGACATCTGATGGTTTTATAAACCTCTATAGAAAAAAAGCAAAAGATGGAGAGATACTTAAAGGTGGTGCTGCTGCAATAAATTATGACAGTGTTATAGCAAAAGAAGTATTAGAAGTTTTATATGAAAACAATTTTAATGCTTTATCACTAACAATGGATGATGTTAAAGGTGCAGGTAGAGGTTTGCCTAATGGTAGTTTGTTTAGTGCTGATGAAGGATATAATGCCGCAATGGGTGAACAAAGAATTACAGAGGGTTTAATAGGAGGCAGAAAAGATTTAGTAGAAAATTTGTTTATTAGAACAGATAAAAGATTACCAAATGATAAAATTAATCCTCTTTATTGGGAAGGATTGTGGACAGAGATTGGAGAACTTCTTGCATCTGACCCTATAACAGTAAGGTTGTTAAATCTAGGAATTGATGACATGATGGAGTATTTACGCACTAATCCTACAGGTAAAAATTTAATTAAAGAATTTGTAGAAAGAAGTCACAATGCAGATGATATATCATTTTTAACTGATGATGCAGCACTAAGAAGTTATTTAGAAAGTATAGAATACAGAGTAGGTATTGCGGTTGGTAATCCTACAGCTAAAATACGACATCCTATTGAAGGATATGAATTAAATCCTGCAGACACAAGTCAAGTGTATTGGGTAAATAAACAAAAAGTATATCCTAAATTTGAAGTAGATTTGTCTGTTACTGCTAATACTAAATTATTTCAATTTATTAAAAGCGGTGGTTTTATGGATGGAACAGATTGGGTTCGTTGGAAAAGCCACATTAATACATTAACAAGAAGAACAAAAAGAGAAAAAAACATATTATTTAAAGGAAATGTAAAAGGAAAATCTAATCAAGAATTTTACAAACAGTTTATAAAACTTTTTTCAAAAGAAGTAGATGGTGCAGACTTAGGTCCACAAACTATTCCAAGAAGATTTGATTTAAAAAATAGAATTAATGAAGATGGAACAATAATTGCAGGAGAAAAAATTGTAGCTGCAGGTGCTATGGATGATTTAGCTTTTTCAGAAGGCATGGCAAGTTATGATAGATTACTAGAAAGTGGATATAACACATTAATATCAAAACCATCTAATTACCTTAATCGTGACCCATTGTTTAGGCGTTCTTTCTATACAACTGCAGTAGAAGTAATGGGATATATGGATGATGCAACAACAGCAGAGTTTATGAAAGGTGCGAAAGTTTGGATAGAAGGCACAGATATGTGGGATAACTTAGTTAAAGCATCTAAACAACCAAAGATAGAAAATACCATAACTAGCTTAGAACAGGCAGAAAAAATACTTAAACATAAAGCAATGGAAGATGTTAAGAATTTGTTCTACTCAACATCACAACGACATGTAGCATCAGATTTGTTTTCTAAATACATACCATTTCCTGAAATATGGGCAGAGGTATTTAAAACATGGGGTGGATTGATTGCAGACAATCCACATAAATTTAACGCTACAAGAATAGCTGTAGATAATGGTACAGGTGCTACTCCATGGAATGATGAAAATGGTTTTCTATCAGAAGATGCAAGAACAGGCAAGTTAATGTTTAATTATGTAGATGCTTTTAATGTATTAACATTAGGTGCTTTCAAAGGTCTAGGTAAAGTTGCAGAGATGTCAGGATTAAGAGAAGCGTTGCCTGATATTGTAACATCACCATATCAAACAACAGTATTTGGTGAAGATTTACAAGATGAAGGCGTAAGAGTTGATGCACCTGGATTTGCTGCAGGTCTTAACCTAGTTGCACAAAATGGTTTTGCACCTGGTTTTGGTCCTGCTGTGCAAATGCCTATGAAATATTTTATAGACAAGTTTGGTAGCACAAAAGCATTTCGTAAATTCTTTTTAGGTGAGTATGAAAGTTCAGGACAACTTAAAGACATTGCAATACCTGCATGGTTAAAAAAGTTTAGATTGTTTTTATCAGGAGAAAACATTGCAGACAAAGATATGCAAAGAACATTTGCTTCTACTGCTATGGATTTATACACAGCTTATGTACTTGCAGGTATTATAGACCAATCAGACCCACAAAGCGTAAGAGAAGGTGTAGAAAGAGCTACAGAACAAGCTAGAGCAGTTTTTGGTTTTAGAGCAGCAGCACAGTTTGCATTGCCTACTGCTGTACAACCAAGAATAGAAGTAGAAGATAAAGATGGTCAATGGTGGGGTGTACAAACATTAGTCAATAAATATCAAGAAATGTTAATTAAGAATGGTTATGACCACTTTACAACTCAACAAGAATTTATAACTAAATTTGGTGTTAATCCTATACCGCTAAAACAACCTGGAAGTTATAGAGTTGGTAAACAACCTATTAAAGAAAATTCTTTTATATGGTGGCAAAAAGATGAAAATAAAGAGTTGTTAAGACAAAACAATTTACCTAATACTGCATATTACATTTATCCTGACAAAATAGAAGATGAGTTATTTTATCCTGCTTACTACGAAACAAGAGCGCAGAATATAACTACAGGAGAGTTTGCATCATTTATGCGACATACACAAGCTATATTTGAATACGAAAAAGGTAAAGCAGACATACGAGATAATGGTAAAACCAAAACAGAACAAAACAAAGAAATATCAGATTTAAAAAATCAAATAAATGATGAGTATCAAATTGATATGTTTAACTTTCAAGGTAAACCTAATGCTGTTACAACTACAGAGTTAATGTTTGAGTTACGAAGATGGAATGATTTTGAACAAACAAAAAATAGTCCTGAAAACAAATATGTACAAGAGTATTTAGATAAGCGTGATGAGTTAATAGATGTGATACTTAATGGGGGAACATTTACATTTAATGATTTGACTATAGAAGTTGAAAACAGAGATGGTAAAATTTACTATACTTATGATGAAGTAGATGAGTTTGGTATAACAAAATCAGTTACTAAAAGAAGTCAGAAAAATGCAAGAACCTTGAATGGTACTTCGCAAATAACGATTGATGCAAGAGTAATTATGAAAGCAATTTGGGATGATTTAATAGTCAAAGGTAAAGACACTAACTTTCCACAATTAGCTAATGAAGTTTTATTTTATGAAATAAGCCCAACAAATAGTCAGAATGAGAGTGATTAATGGATGATGAAATAGATGAGTTATTAGAAGAAGAAGTTGTAGAAGAAACAGAAGATGTTTCTGAAAAAGAAGTAAAACGACTTACTTCTAACAGCGTATATAGCTATGTAGAAAACATGGTTAATATGCCTGTATTCTTTTTTAATTTTGGTAAGCCTACTGCAACTGCAGGTGCAAGAGGTATGGTAATAGAAGGCTATATACCTTCAGAAGATAGTGATTTCTTTTCATTAAAACAATTAATGACTAAACCTGAATTTTTACAAGTATTACCTAGACAGTTTGAAGATAGATATAGAGATATTACAAGTTTTGGAGTATCAGAAGAAAATTTAGAAAAAGAATTACAAGATTTATTTACTGATATAGATACATATTTTACAGAAAATGTAGAAACAAAAGTTGGTAATGAAATTGTTGCTTATGACAAAGAACTTACAGATAAAGGTAGCGCTATAACAACAATTAATTTATATGGTGAAGATACAAAACAACCGACATCATTTGCAGATTTTTTGGCAACTATTGATGGTACAAATGTATCAACAATAAAAAAAGCAGCAGCAGAATATGTAACGCAAGTTGAAGAACAAGCAGAACTTGCCACTGCACAACAAATACAAAATAATGCAGATAGTTACTCTACATCAGGTAATGCGTGGGGTATAACTACTACACAAGAAGGTTATATAGTTAATCCTGAAAAACCTAGTGAATTTATAATTGCACCTTTTATTAAAGGTGATGAGTACAGAGATTTTGTTGATATGAGTGAAGCGGAGATATTTAAGTTACAAAAACAAATGGTAGCTGCAGGTATGTCGCCACCATCAATAGATGAATATGGACAGTGGACACCAAGAGAAGCTAACTTTATGGTTGGTATATTTGTTGAAGCTACAGATAGTGGAACATGGTTTCAAGATAGTCAAAATGGAGTGCCAATGTGGACAACTGCTTTGGCAAATGTTACAACAAGTTTTAAAGAGAGAGAAGATTTTACTAACCTACTAAGGTCAGAAGGCTATGGTGTACCTACGCCAAATCCTACGACTTCACAAATTAAATCATTACTAGATGGTGCAGCAGCCGCAAATGGTGTTGTTTTAAGCCAAAGTGATTATGTAAATTTTGCAAATGTCGTTATAAAAGCAATGCAACAATCAGCGCAATCTCAAAGAGATAGTGATAACGCAACAGTTACAGATAGAGATTTAATATTAAACACAAACTTTCGTGACCCTAGAAGCGCAAAAAAAGGTGAGTATGGTAGATTTTTAGATGGTTCTCCATTACCGCTTATATTGCCTAGTTATGAATTTTTAACACAAGAAGCAGGTTATCAACCGCCTGTATTATCTACTGAAGAAATATTAAATGATGAAATCAAAAAATTAAAAAGTAGACAAATAGAAGGAAATCAAGATTTAGCAGCTATTAAATACACCACCAATTTATTTGAAACAGCAATGGGTAAAATAACTTATGGTGGTGCGGAAAAGGATAATTAATGGAAGAAGATAATGTAGTACAAGACCAACCTAATACAAGGTTTGAAAGAAGCCCACAGGCAATGGCTAATGCCTCGTTGTTTAAACAACCTGCAAGAAACTATTATAAACTGCTTAAATTATTGACTATGGTTGGTGAGGGTCTAGCTAGTACAGGTGACTTTATAGGTAGTGCTGCACGAGGACCTTCAAAATTTGTTGAAAAAATCAAATCAGAAACACAAGAATTAATTGACAGAGATAATCAGTTTTTTCAAGAAACACAAACAAACAATGTACCTTTACAAGAAATAATCAAAAGATTGCAAGATTTTAGAGGTGACAATGATAATTAAACCACCTGTAGGTGACTATAGTTATCTACCTGAAGATATGCGAAAAGAATTTATAGAGGTAAGAAAACAAATAGATAAAAAATTTTATGAACAAATAGCAGCAGATAAGGAATAAAGCATGGGTTATAGTGCTGAAAATAATAAAATTTTAACACAACTTCATGCAGACCTTTTAGATAAAGTATTACAAAGTTTTCCTAGTGAAGCAATATCTATACAAGAATTTAGAAAAAAAATTTTTTTTGATTTATTACAAAACGATAGCGAAGTTTACAGGTCACATGTTGATATATTTAATGATGTAATAGAAGATTTTGTAACAGGTAGAAAATACAATCCTTTAAAACTAACAGATGTATCTAATTATCTAAAAACTACTTTAAACATGTATTTAGATAATAGTAAAGAAGTCCCCGGTCCTTTAATAGATGGTTTAATACATGGTAGTGATGATAAAGTGTTAGAGTTTGCAAATAATATATTACTCCCTGTTATGGAAGAACTTGAAATAAAAAATTTACCTGAAAGAGAACCTTTGGTAAATTTTGGTGGTGGAGAGTTTAGAATTCCTTTAGCTCGTAACATAGAAGCGGGAGGCAATGTAAAATTTGGCACTAACACAGAAATAGAAAGATTACAGTTAAGAAGAATATATGACAAATTTGATGAGTTTGCAAAAGCAAATCCTAATATGACCATTAATGATTTAAAAATATTTGTACAAGATAACGACACTTATGTAAACTTAGTATCTTTTTTGAATAATGAAATAACTCAATATGAATTTGGCAATATGTATTCTGCTGTTCCAGGAACAGAAGCTGTACGCCCTAATTTACACATTGCACAAACTATGTTAGATAGTATTGATGAGATAGCACCTTCTTTATCTGTAACTGAAATTAATAAATTAGTTTCTTTAATTGATGACTTTGATATGCAGGATTTTAATAAATTTTCAGAAATATTAGAACAAGATTTTGGAAAAACTAGATTAAAAATACAAGACTATGACACTTTCAAATTTGCAAGTGGAGTAGAAGATAATAAAGCTGTTCGTATACAATTTATAAAAGACAAATTAATACAATATGTGGAGGATTTTGTTGACCAAGCAAATGCTTATATTACAAATAATGGAGAATTATTTGGACCTTCACATGTGCTTTATCGCAGAGGAATGAATGCAAAAAAATTCAGAAAAGTTTTTAAAGAAGGCTTTATCGAAAGCGGTATTGTAGATTTAGAAATACTATTAAAAAACTCTGCAGACCCTGTAGGTTTTTTACAATCTTTGGATGATAGCCATGCTGCAGGAAATGTAAGTTTTGACAACCCCCCTTATGTTTCTGAAAAATTATTAGCATCATTAAACGAAAAATTCAATTTAAATACTGATGGTATGCTAAATACGAGTATTTATTTAGGAGATAAATTTCAGGATTTTACTATTGCAGAATTAGCTGCAGAAGTATTTGATTATCCTAACAGAGATGACTTTGAAAATATAACACCAATTTTTGATAAATTAGAAAAATATAATAATTTAATTGATGACACAGGGGACATAGAGGGTTTTGACACACCTACAGTAGACACACCTACAGATGTAGTAGCAAATGTAGTAGATAGTCAAACAATTAAAAATTTAGAAACAGAATTAAAAAATAAATATCCTGATTTAGAAACTTTAAAATTAGAGTTTAATGAAATCAAAGGAAAAGAAAACATATACAAAAAAGCAGATTACTTTGCAGGTAAAGACTATATATATTTAAATAGTATAGATGTATTTGAAGATGCAAGAGGTCAAGGTGTAGGAGATAATGTTATGAAAGAACTTATTGCTTTTGCAGACAAAAATGATATACCTATATTATTAGATACTAGAGGTGGAGATACAGGTTTAACAAAATTTTATGCAAAATATGGTTTTCTAAATACAGGAAAAATATTTTCTGCACAACAAGCCACAATAGATGGAAGTTTTAGATTAGTAACTGCTGAATTAATTAGACAACCAAGAGATTTAGCAGGTAAAGCAACGACAATAGGAGAAGATGGTGTACATAAAAATTACGCAGAAGCAAAACAAGCAGCAGCAAATTCAACAGGTCCAATGTACACAAATGAACAACTTGATGAATTACGATATATGGAAGCACCTAGTATTGCAGGAATAGACACACCTACAAATGTAGTAGATGCACCTAAATTTAAAGTAGAAAATGTTCCTAATCCTAAACAAGTAGCAACTTTACAAATTGATGGTATGTTACACGCTCAAC